GATCAAGTAAGAAGGGTTGAGGCTGGTCCTGACTCACCAGACCCGTACAGGCAGCGTCAGATAGTTACTGTTGACGGTGTCGATATACCTGTAGGTGTTGGGAGGGGTGCTTACCAGTTTGACTACCCTACAGCACAGACAGCATACAACAGGTTGAAGTCGATTGCAGAAAAAAGGGATATGGAGTATCCTGAGTTGAGTGACGATGAGCTGAGGGATGTGAGTTCTTTGGATCCAGAGATACAGGACATGTTGTTTACGGCTCACTTTGCTAAAGATCCTTCTACTTCGGTTGAAAAGGTGCTTTCTAGCAAAGAAAACTGGGCTGATCAGTATCAGGTTGGACACTTTAAGGGTGAGAAGGACAGAAGAGATCACTTCAGAAGCCTTATGCAATGATTGTAAAGAAGAAAGACGGGTATTACGTCAAAAGTGAGAAAGGAAAGGCTTTGGGGGGTCCTTATGGGAGCAGGCTGGCTGCTATGAGGCGGCTTAAGCAGGTAGAATATTTTAAAAATAAGTGATTATATTTGTGGCATGAAGACAAAAAAGAAATTCCCAGATCTGAACGGTGACGGAAAGGTTACTATGGCAGATGTACTCAAAGGCCGTGGCGTCAAGAAGGCTGGCAAGGGCATGAAGTACGAGAAGGGAGGTAAGATCAAGCCTGGTGGCAGCAAGGTTAAGAGCCACCTTAAAGACCTTGAGGAAGGTAATTACGTCAACAAAAGTTACGACACGTATCCTGGCTGGACCCGAAACAAGGCTCCAGAGAAGATGTCTGGAGTAAATAAGAAGAAAGTTGGTAATCCCGCACCTAATAAGTCTGTCAAAAAGTTCTCTGAAATCGGTCGTGGAAGCGTAGCTGACGTGCAGCTGAGATCCCGAGGTAAATCGGCAGCTGGTTTCCTCAAGGCCACTCAGAAGGCACAAGAAGTACCAAATAAGGCTCTTGCTAAAAAGACCGAAGATTTCGGAGAGGGATATGGCAAGAAAACCTACTACTCAGGAAACCCAGGAGGCCTGAAAGGGCAGACCCAGGGCAAAGGCGGCAACGTCGGTGCTGGAGTTCAGGTCAAGAAGAAGCGTCGCCGCTAAGTGAGAAAATACTACTTCAACCCGAAGCAGAAGCGAAAGGACTCTGGAGTAGAGAATGAAAAAAGACGCTTAAACAATGAAGCTGTCAAAAAATCTGTCGCTCGCAGAAGTGACAAAAAGCACCACGGCTAAGCGCTTAGGTATAGACAACACCCCTGATGACTGGACTAAAGAAAATCTTCGACAAGTTGCGCTCAACGTATTTCAACCTCTTAGGGACGCTTTCGGGTGTCCTATATACGTGTCGAGCGGCTATCGCTCAGCTGAGCTCAACACTGCTATCGGTGGCTCAGAGCGCAGTCAGCATGTGGAAGGCAGAGCACTCGATTTGGACGCAGACGTATTCGGAAATTGTACAAACGCTCAAATCTTCCAGTATATACTCAACAACCTTACGTTTGATCAGCTTATTTGGGAGTTTGGTGACGAAGACAATCCTGATTGGGTTCACGTTAGCTTCGTTTACGATGGGATTAATCGTGGCAGGTGTCTCAGGGCTTGTCGTGATGATCAAGGAAAGACTTACTACGAAGTAATCTTCGCAGAAAAATAATCACTCTATTTCTTTGTAAAATCGCTGCACAAGAAGCCTTGCTTTTTGTGTCAGTGCATATCTCACCCTAAAGTTAAACTTGGTCTCCTCCCTGAACAAGTGGTCTTCATACGTTGTAGAAGGGGTTAGCTTATCAAAGTGTTTGTAGAGGTAACCAGCATTAACTAGCTGATAGACAATACGTTCTGCCAACTTCTTTTCAGAATAGTCGTAATCCTCTGCTGCATATCTGAGCGTCCAGAACTCTAAGTCGTATGCCCATAGCATAAACATGAGTTCTTTCTCGAATATATCGTTCCTCTCGCAGAAGTCCCTCATGTTGATTCTTAGGTACTTGAGGTAGTTGTTTTTTACGTACCTTTGATTCAACTTCGAAAACTCTCTGAAGAGTTTCTTTTTTGATACTGTACTTCGGGGCATAAACTTAAGTGATGATGGAAGATAAAGATACAGAAGATTACGACTTTTTGATCGAAATGCAACAGCTTCATCACAAAATGGAGATGCTCATAGAGAAGTATGACATGAGAGAGAGGGTGTTGTCTGTAGTCGTCACTGGCGTGCTAGAAGCTGTTGACGAAGAAAACAGCAACATGAAAGCCCTCTTTAGCTACAATCTTGGTTCTTCAGAAGAGGTCGATGTTATTGTCGAGTTTATTAAAAACACATACGAGGATCAAGAAGGCCCAGATTTAGACGACCTACTAGGAGACCTCGGTATTTCACTTAACTGATGGAGGGACTTATTAGAAAAATTATTATCGGGAGAGACCCGAAGGATGCCATGGCTTATTACGTCGGCATGAAAGCTGGTAACGGAAAGGTGTCTACTATAGAATTAGACGGAAAACATTTGCATCGTTACGGAAAAATGCGTTACTTTGTGTATATCCAAACAGATGAGGGCCAGGTCCTCTGGAAGTCTGTAGATGATATGCCATGTATAATTGAATACGATTTGAATTTCTGATGTCTAAAAGCAAAGGTTTAGGTGACTCTATAGATAAGGTCACCACAGCTACTGGATTGAAAAAGCTCGTAAAAGCCGTATCTAAGGATTGCGGGTGTGAGCAGCGTAGACAGAAACTCAACGAGAAGTTTCCGTACAAGCAATGAAAACACTTGACTTGTTTGTCGTAGAGCTTGAAAAACAAGCTCATGACGAAATTACGCTCAATAACGGGGCTAAACTATACCTGGACTCTAAGTACAACGAGTTCGAATGGAGGGTTACAGAGGGCCCAGTTGTGTGCGCCCCTTTCCGACACGATACTGGTGTAGAGGAGGGCGACACCTTGTACTTCCACCATCTCGTAGTCATGAACGAAGGGCAGGTGCTTACTGGGCACGATAACCATTATTTGGTTAGATTTGACCCAGAACATACGATCAACAACCAAGCGATCGCGTATAAGAGCCAAAAAAGTGGACACATATATACTCTCGCGGGATGGACGCTTATTGAACCTATCGAAAACGAAGGTCTCAAATCAGATTCCCTTGAAGTCGTCGAGCTTGAGAAAGCACCTACGACTAGAGGCAGGGTTGCGTTTGGTGCGGATTATTTGGATGAGCTCGGAGTAAGCGAAGGCGATGTCGTCGTGTTTAGAGACAAGATGCAATACAAGATCTCTATTGACGACAAGGAATACTACAGAGTAAGATCTCAAGACCTTTTGTATGTCGAGGAAGAAGTTCACAACGATTGATGCTGCCCAGCGCCTAATGGCGAGTATGGAGGCAGCTATCAACAACATGATCGACGAAGTAAAGAAACCCGTCGACCCTGAAGCTGGTGGAGCGGCTAGAAAAGCCGAGCTGCAATCTATTAAGCAGACGGCTACAGACTGCAAAGAGCTAATTGTTGAAAGACAGCGATTAGAGCAAATGATAAAAGATCTATCTACAAATGGAGGCATCGAAGAAGCCAAGGACTACAGCGGAGGTTTCGCTGAAAAGTTCTCTAAATGATTGGAAAGAAGTTGTATATCAAATGAATAAAACAGACTTTAGGTTCTGGGAAGAATCCTGGAACGACGAATTTGAAGATTAAGCGGCATCCTCCTTTCGTCAGACGGCCCCCTACGCAAACAAGGGGTAATCAAACTGGGGCGTAGTTCAGTTGGTTAGAGCGTCTGTCTTATACACAGGAAGTCGTGGGTTCAAGTCCCACCGCCCCAACAAATAAAATTTAAACCATGGCAAAGAAACAAGGAGTAGGCGAAGCCTACGTAAAAACGACCGTCCGTCGGAAGGGGGTGCATGCTAAAACCAAGCAGTCCAAAAACAAAAACTCCAAAAACTACAAGAAGGTGTATAGAGCTCAAGGTCGTTGAGGCTATATATGTGTCCACTTTTGTATCTTTACGGCATGAAGCTCAAGAAGCGCAACTACAAAGAAGAGTATCGCAAGTACGGATCTGGAGGCAAAGCCAAAAGATACCGTGCAGTCTTGAATAAGATAAACAGAAGAAAGGGTACGTATGGAAATGGAGACGGACTTGATGAGGCTCACGTTGGCACTTCTGACAGAACGTCCCCAATGCCTGCATCTAAGAATAGAGCTAATAACAGGCCTAGGCGTAGACGAAGCAGGTAAGCGCAAGCACCTGTAGCTCAACAGGATAGAGCAGCGCACTTCTAATGCGCAGGTTCGGGGTTCGAGTCCCTGCAGGTGTACTAAATTGAATTAACATGGCAAAGTACAAGTGTGAATGCGGAGAAGAGAAAGAGGCGACTGGAGTAAAAATTAAGTTCGTCAATGACAAGGCTCGTCACGAGATTACGTGCGACAAGTGTGGCGAATACATGGAGCTAGCTAACCCAAAGGTTGGTGCCCCTAGTTTCAGAAGCAACCGTTATGGCCAAGTATTCTGATGAGGATCCTATCCGAATTTGCCCCAAGGGTACGGAAGGTGAAATTGTTGAGATCGGTGGGTTGGTCATTTCACTTCCCGCTACACCTCCCGATGAGGAAATTGCTGGATATGGACGCCCAGAGGCTATGCAGCTGTGGGAGAGAGTTTCTATGCCCGAGGAATTGTCTCGCATTAAGTCTATGGATGAGTGGGGGGAGATGCCAAGGGAGTTTCGACAGAAGTTTTCTCCGTATATCGAGGAGGAATTTCGCCGTCGGCGTGAGGGCTTTTGGTTTTATAATAACGGTGTCCCTACATATATTACGGGGAGGCACTATATGATGCTTCAGTGGACTCGGATGGATATAGGTTATCCGAGCTTCCTAAACTTCCAAAGAGAAATTTTCTTACATTTGGCAGCGTGTGAGGCGGACCCGCGCTGTATTGGCCAGTTGTACACAAAGTGCAGGCGGAGTGGGTATACGAATATCTGCTCCGCCGTCCTTCTAGATGAAGCGACGCAGGTCAAAGACAAACTCCTTGGAATCCAGTCAAAAACTGGTAAGGACGCTCAGGAAAATATATTCATGAAGAAGGTGGTTTACATGTTCCGCCACTACCCCTTCTTCTTCAAACCCATTCAAGATGGTACCACTAACCCACGCATGGAGCTGGCTTTTCGCGAGCCGAGTAAGAGAATCACGAAGAAGAATAAGACTTCGCAGACGGGCGAAGCTCTTAATACGGTAATTAACTGGAAAAATACAACTAACAATGCGTATGATGGGGAGAAGCTCCACATACTGTATTTAGATGAGGCTGGAAAATGGGAAAAACCCACAGACATAAGGGACGCCTGGAGGATTCAACGGACTTGTTTGATCGTAGGGCGAAAAATCGTCGGAAAAGCAATGGTAGGAAGCACCGTAAATCCGATGGACAAAGGGGGAAAAGAATACAAGGACCTTTGGAGGGATTCGGACCCAACGGAGAGGAACGCGAATGGGAGGACCAGGAGTGGACTATATAGGCTCTTCATACCTGCTTATGAATCTCTTGAGGGTTTTTTTGACAAGTACGGGAACCCTGTAGTAAAGAATCCATCAGAACCAGTAGATGGGATAGATGGGGAAGAGATTGTTATCGGAGCCAGGACGTACCTTAAAAATGAGCGCGAAGCCCTCAAGCATGACGCCTCAGAGCTTAACGAGGTGACAAGGCAGTTCCCTTTTACCACAGACGAAGCCTTTAGAGACAGTATTGACGGAAGCCTTTTTAACATTGGTAAGATCTATGAGCAGATCCAATACAATGAAGAGCTTTACCCCAACCCAGTTGTTACGGGAAACTTCCAATGGAAAAATGGAGAGAAGGACACGGAGGTTGTATTCTCGCCAGACGTCAATGGGAGGTTTAGAGTTGCCTGGATGCCACCTAAGGAGATAAGAAATCTACGCAAGTACGACAGGAATAAAAAGATTGCACCTAATGCAGAGCTGGGGGTAGGCGGGGTTGACTCTTACGACCTTGATGCTACCGTCGATGGACGGGGGTCTAAGGGTGCGCTACACCTGTACAACAAGTTTCACATGGAGTACCCATCTAACATGTTTGTGCTGGAGTATGCGTCCCGTCCGCCTTTAGCTAAGATATTCTACGAAGATGTCTTGATGGCTGCTGTCTTTTATGGGTATCCAATATTGATTGAGAACAACAAGTACGGTATTGCAAGATACTTTGAATCAAGAGGTTACGATGGTTATCTAATGGAAAGGCCAAAGCATCTCCTTGCCGCCAACGCAGGGATAAAGACCAAGACCAAGGGGATCCCATCTAACTCACAGGATGTGATTCAAGCTCATGCTCACGCCATAGAAGCATATATCCATGACCACGTTGGAATCAACTACGATACTGGCGAAATGGGTAGGATGTACTTTGACAGGACTCTCGAAGACTGGATAGGATTTAAGATCGACAACAGAACAAAGTTTGACCTTAGTATTAGTTCTGGATTGTGTCTTCTTGCCGCTCAGAAGGTCAAGAAAAATAGAGAGCCAGCCAATTTCATTGATAAGAAGTTCTTTAGGAAGTACAGTTTGAGGTGAAACTCTAGCATTTACTATATTTGCACAAATGCAGATTATCCCCAATAATGTATAATAATAATTTCGGTGCCAAAACTGGAAAAGGGTTTCCAGACCCTCTAGCATCCGCAGAGGACAAGGCCTCCAAAGGCTATGGCCTGAAGTATGCTAAGGCAATAGAGAATCAGTGGGGGAGCGTAGATGATGGTAACTCTCTTTTTAAGAGGCGTTATGATACCTTTAAGAAGAACAGAAAGTACGCTAACGGAACGCAAGATACAGTTATATATAAGAAGCTCCTTACGTCTTTAGACCCCAATGGATCTGACGGAACGCTTTTGAATCTTGACTTCACTCCAGTACCTATACTCCCGAAGTTCTCGCGTATTGTAGTGAACAACGTACTTTCTAGGTCCCCATATCCCAACGTAGAGGCTATAGATCCGCTATCTTCTTCTTACAAGGACATTGAGAAGAAAAAGATGGAGGCTGAAGTCCTTGCTAAAAAAGAGCTCGAAAAGCTTAAGGAGAAGACGGGGATGACGGTAAGTAAGGACCCAAATGAGATACCAGACACTCTAGAGGAGGCTGAGATCTTTATGGGCACGAGCATCAAGACTGACGCTGAGATAGCTGCTCAGGTTGGTGCTAGCATGACGCTTAGCTGGAACGAGTTTAATGACACTACGTTCCGAAGATGTGTTGAAGACCTTACTGTATGCGGAATGGCTGTAGTAAAGAGGGACAATGACCCCAACTATGGTATAACAACGAAGTACGTTGATCCGATTGATTTCATTCACAGCTACACAGAGGACCCAAACTTCTCTGACATAGTATATGCTGGTCACGTAAAAAAGATCTCTATACAAGAACTTAAGCGCTTGGCTGGAGATCAGCTTACTGAGGATCAGTACGACAAGATTGCTCAGAAGGTTATGGGGAGGCATGGAAACAACTCCTCTACATACAATAGACGCCACTACGACGAGACGAGCGGTAGAACGCATTACGGGTATGATGAGTACCTTGTAGAGGTCTTGGATTTTGAGTTCCTGTCTGTAGATACTATGTATTTCGAGGAGAAAGAGAGCAGATACGGGAACAAGGGCTTTTATCACAAAGGTTTCTCATATAGAGAGAGACAGAATAGCATCACCGAAAGAGTTCCAGTACCTATGAACATCGCCACTGTCTATGGTGGCAGCTTTGTTCTTGGGTGCGAGTACATCTTTAACTATGGGATGAGAAAAGACATCCCAAAGAATATGCACGAGCTCTCTAGAGCAAGACTTTCTTACTCTATCTCTGCAACGAATTTGCAGGACATGATGCCTAAGTCTCTTATTGGTGGATGTCTTGGATTTGCTGACATGTTGCAGCTCACTCACCTTAAGATCCAGCAAGCTATAGCCAAGGCTAAGCCTGACGGCTTGATTATTGACATCGAGGGGTTGGAAAACGTACAGCTCGGAAAGGGCGGGGAGCTCCAGCCACTGGACTTGCACGACATATACGAGCAGACTGGTGTCTTCTACTACAGAAGCAAAAACCCAGAGGGTGGATTCCAGAACCCCCCTATTCGAGAAATAGGAAATAGCATAAGAAACATCAACGAGCTTATCGGGCTGTACAACCACTACCTAAGGCTTATTAGAGACTCCACGGGTATCAATGAGGTTATGGATGCCAGCTCTCCAAACAGCGAGGCGCTTGTTGGTGTAAGAGAACAAGCTATACAGGCTTCTAACAATGCCACTTACGATATTACTAACTCGTCTATGCTCTTGTTCAAGAGAGTGTGTGACGACATTGTAAGATGCCTTCAAATCCTTCCGAAGGGATCCAAGGTATACGACTCTTATGCCAACGCGATTGGTGAGTCAAACATGAAGGTTCTCTCTTCTTTCTCTGACTTGTCTATGTTTAACTTCGGAGTTAAGGTTGTAAAGGAGATGGACGAGAGAGATAAGGTTCAGCTTGAACAGATGCTGCAGATCTCTCTTGGTCAGAAAGAGATAGACCTTGAAGACGCCATGGCCGTCAGAGATCTTAAGGATGTCGATCAGGCAGAGCGACTCCTTATGATTAGAAGAAAGAAGCGCATGATGGAGCAGGCGGCTAGAGCTCAGCAAGAGCAACAGATGCAGTCTCAGATGGCTCAGCAGCAGATGCAGATGAAGTCTCAGATGGAGGCTCAGAAAGCTCAGATGGAGGCTCAGATAGAGCTTCAGAAGATACAGGCCAAGGCTCAGGCTGAGATTATGGTGGCTCAGGCTACTCACGAGCTGCGCAAAGAGATTGAGACCATTAAGATTCAGGCTTCACTCGGATTTAAGACCGACGACCAAGAGTTTAAAGAAAAGCTTGAGGTTCTTAAAGAAGACAGAAAAGACGATAGGGTTAAGAAACAAGCTGTTCAGCAGTCTAAGCTTATGTCTCAGCGGAAAGACCGCCGAGGTGAGTTAGATGAAGAACAAAATATGGGTGATTCATTTTCAAATATGATTTAAGATGGCGACATCAGTAAACTTAGATATTGCACAGCAGCTAGACATCACCTGCAGAAGAGGTGATACTTTTTCTCTTGGCCTAACATTTTATCAGGCTGACGGAACTACGCCTCTTAATGTGTCTGACAGTGAGTATTCCTTTAGTATGGATATAAGGGAGTCAGACACTGATGATGGAAGTAACTCTTTTGCCAGCACTGATACTGCCGCTATTGCTTCGGGCACTGCTAACATCACCATTGGCCAATCAAACGGTACTAACGGACAAATTACGCTGAATATAGCAGCATCTTCTTTCTCTTCAATACCAGGTGGGTCTTACGTTTATGACTTGCAAGCCGAGCAGCTTGATGCAGCAGGACAGAACATAACTAAAATTGAGACTTGGTTGTACGGCTCATTCATAGTTAACGAAGATGTCACTATTAAGGTCGGGTAACTATGGCAGACTCAATAAGCGTCGTAGTAACACCATCTTCTGATTCGGTAAGCATAACTATACCGTCATCTAGCTCTCCAGCCATATCGGTTAGAGACCTTTCTCCGATGAACGTTTCGGTGTCTCCTAACGTAGCCTATCAAGGGCTTATCAATCTTATTGATGTACAGGGGACTCCTTCGGACAATCAGATGATAATATATGACGAAGACCAAGAGGCCTTTGTCTTTATTGATCTTTCAAGTGGCGGCGGTGGAGGTAGCGGAAATATAGTTTCAGACATCACTGTTACTAACACGGACGGTGGTTTTGATCACATTGTCAATAAGACCTACTCTGTTGCAGACAACGTTTCCTTAGAGACGATTATAACGAACATTCTTGCTCCTGCAGCAGAGAATAACGCCATACTAGGGAACCTATCTCCTACCTCTTACGGAACTTACGAAGTCGGATCAACTGCCCGTCCAGTTTACAGCGTCTCTTTTAGTGTTACTTCAGTAGATGCTCTTGCTGGCGGGGTTACGATTAGGATAAATGGTTCTGATGCTGGTTTTGATGAGATAACACCAACAAGCACTTCTAATACTTCTTATGACATTCAACGTTTCGGCGAAAACTATACGTATGACGCCGCTTCGTCTACTTACACAGATAGGGTGTTTGACTTGGAGTACACAGACGCATTGTCTCTAAACAATGCAGTAAGAAACAGCAACGATATAGCTATCAAGATTCGTGTTAGACACCTGTTTTATGGCAGCACTACAGAACTCGTTCAAGGGGATAGTGAATCAAATATACAGAGTCTTTACAACGCTATAGTCTCGTCAACGACTTCCATTGCTGCAGAGCAGCTAGTGGACAGGGCTGACGACTATACGTACTCCAACACGAGCGACAAGTACAACCTTGAGGTAGATGACACTTACGCATACTACTTCTACGAGGCTTCTCTTGGTGAGCTTACTGATATCAAGTTGGGAGGCTCTCAGGGGCTTGAGATAGACGATGCTTTTATCCATATAACGAATGGTGGGGCTGTATCTTTGTCAAATGGAGAAGTCAGCACTGATTATCACGTCTACAGATCCAGAAATAAGAAGGCCTTCACCTCTGGGCAGGCCATATACTTTAAGAACTAAGCATGCCTATTTTTATTCCAGATAGATTGAAGACTCCAGGGGAGTTCCCTTCAATAGATGCAAATGACAACCAGATCAGAGGATTTGGTTTTTTTGCTGATAATAACGCACGTACAGCCCTTTCTGAAGACTTTAGGTGTCAAGGGTACCTAGCCTTTATGAAGGATACAGTTCAATTTAAGCAGTACAACGCTGCCTCTGTTGACTATGACTCATGGCGCAATGATTCTAACTGGGATTTGCTTGAAGGAACCACTACTGACACGTACTGGGCAGTCGATATTGATGGTACAGGGATCTACTACAATAATCAAGTTATTGTTGGCGGATCTACATACGGCGGAGATGAAAAGCTCTATGTAAACGGTGACGCTAAAATATCTGGGTACCTTGTTGCGTCGGAAATACAGTCGGAGTCGGGCATTGATTTTAAGATTGACACCAATGCTTCAGGCGGTGCAAGTGAAGACTTTGCAGTTAAGTATAACAACGGATCAGACACCTACAGAGATGCGTTTATCGCTAAGCCTTTCGCCGCTACTCCCAACATAGCTTTCGGAAACATTTTTGATGATTTCAAGCTTGATCATTACTCTTCTAGCTTCTCTGAATTTAGGGCTCTTTCTGCCAGTATAAACGAAACAGGTTTTAAGTTCACAGACTTTGGAGGCCAGGATGGTGTTATGCTTTTCCGCATGAGGACCGACGAATCCTACCTGGAGCTGTCAGATGGGGATAGAAAGATAAGTACGTCTCCTCACACTTATAAGATATTCTCTACGGTTGAGGCAGACGCTACGGTAACACATTCCGTAGAGATGCTTATGCCTGACTCTGCTACAGGAGACTGGACGTTCAACCACCTAGGAAATAAGAACTACGTATTCAACACGAATACTGATTCTTCATCGAAACTTATTACTAAGTTTCACGCTCAAGGCAACGGGGTTGTCTCTATAGGTACAGCCAACTACTACAATGAATACAACGGTATTCAGTACCCTACATACAGTAGTAACATCCAGCCACGTCTTTTTATTGTTAATGACCAAGGCAGCAGCACAGGCATTAGAGTTCAGAGCGGGGACACTACTCTTGGGGCTGAGGGGGCAAGAACTCAGCCTAGATTCTTCACTGACATGAGGGACGACGGGTTCTACATATCTAGAACTACTACTGGTCCTGTTTATGACGAAACTGCAGCAGAAGGAGAAGAGTGGGATGGATCTGGAGGTGGGACACCTTCAGCTTCTAGCGGTATTTCAAGGGGCGATGGCTTTGGAAATCAGATGAATATTTTCGCTAGATCAGGCATTGATTTTAAAGTAAACAACGAAGATGTTTTTGGAGTACTTGGTGGAGGTAATGCGAGTGTATCAGATAACCACGGATTTTATCTAAGCAACCACAGCGAATCAGCCACTACTGCCACCATGTCTGTGTATGCCAGGCCTAACGGTACATTTGATTTCTCTAGTTCTATAATAGGTAAGTTTCTTCAGGTCTTTTCATCAAATGCAGTTGGTTTTGGTGCGCAGGGCATTCAAGTATATGGAAGAGGTATAGATTCTAGATCTAAGTCTTTTGGTAACCCAGAATCAAATACCACCCCACCACTTCGGGTCTACTCACTGCTTGGTAACTCAGACAACACTGGCTACTGGTGGGGGGCTGATGGCGAGTCGTATGACACACAAGCGGAGTTGCTCGCTGCTGGAACTACTGTTGATACAGAAAAATTAGCAGATCAAGTTGCCATATACGTACCTAAGCACGGGAGCGGAAAGGTCGGTATAGGTACCACCTCTCCACAAGGCAAGCTTCATGTTGCTGGCATTGGGCTATTTGATGATTCAGTAAATATTTATAGGAGCAACAATAGTTGGTCCAGAACAATGCTCATGTTTTCAAGGCTTGATGAAAATTCAGTCAAAAAGAACGTTGGGCACATCGGAACGGCAGTTAATAGTACTATAACTGCTGAAAAGGGTTATAGATTTTATTTTTCAAACCAAGCTCGGGGGGCTAATAATTACGCCAAGCAGCACCTTGCTATACTTGAGAATGGCGATGTAGAAATAAAAAACACAAGCTCAGAGAGTTCCTCAAATCTAGAGGGTGACGCCAGGTTGAAGGTTGTAGGGGGTACTTCGGACGACACAAAGAACGCTCTTAGCGTAAACGCATCTGACAACTCCAGCCTTCTGCTTGTGAGGAATGATGGTAATGTAGGTATAGGCACCACCAACCCCACAGCTAAGCTTTATGTTGATGGTGATGCAAGGGTTAACGGGACATTTTACACTCTAAATGGTCTTCAAAACTTTGCGAACCGCGCAGACATGTCGTTCCTCAACGCTACTAACAACACTGGATATCTTCGATTCATAACCCAAAGAGACGGAAGTCAAAACGAATCGTTAAGGATTACAAATGTAGGAAACGTAGGTGTAGGCACTACAGCCCCATCATCTAAGCTTCATGTTTACGGAAATGTAACTGGAGACGAGGGGAATCAGGGTAAGCTCAGGGTTTACGGATCTCCTCCAGCTGCTGAAGATTCTGAAGAAACTATATACGGAAGCACGACTTGGAGCCCAGGCGGATCTATTGAAATAGGTAGAATTGTAAATGGATCTGCTGTCACCCCAGGCCTAACTCTTAATGGACACTCAAGTTCCGCTGGAAGCTCATCTGGTACAGCAGCTAGAGCTAACATATATAAGCACGGAAGCATTCTTGATGTAGGCTTTTCTGGTGGAAGTGGGTCTAGAATAGCCCCTGTATTTAATGAGGTATACTCACTTGGATCTACAGGTCGAAAATGGCTTGAATTGCATTATACCTCATCTTATTCTTCTTGGGTGGTTTCTGGGTTACAATCATCTTCTAACCTGGCAGCAATAACATACGCCAACCGCCGTGGCCACGACAAATTTTATCCAACTGCCGTTGACATTGGTAGTAGAACCACGAGTATTGTTGCCAATGGTGGAATTACTATAAACCCAAAGTTTGTATACAGGGACGCTTACACTAACGTCTCCGATAATCCAGCTTCTGCCACTAGCGGTGGTCTTGGTCGGGGCATTGCCAGTGATGTAACTTCAATAAATGGAGTTGGATTTGATGATCAGACAACAGACTTAAACGATACTTCTAATTACAACACAGGGGTTTACGTCAGTAATCCTACCTACTACATTCTCAGTTACTCAGGCGGTGATTTTACCACAGATTCTGATGATGGTGCTGTAGACTACTTGCGAGTTGAGGTTTCTTCAAACGGAAGTATTAGAGGGATACAGCCCTGCGACTCTAGCGGAAACTGGAAGTCATCATCCATAGGTTCTGGATTTAGAATAGGCGATAAAATATCTTTCCCAGCTGGATTTGCTGGTGCGGGCTCTGAGTCTATAGAAGTTGCTCTTAAGCCTTTTACTGGTCTGCAGCACGACTCTTTTTCTTCTTCAGACCCTGGTCTGAGCATTGCCGACGGGGGGCCTTATACACATAAGATAAAGGCTGGTGGAATTAGGGGTGTGACAGGGTTATACGCTACATACGAGGCTGGCATAACTGTTGATGATATGCTTGATGACCTTCAGGGCTTTAATGGTGGGTTGTCTCTTTCTGTGGAAGAAGATGGTCAGGTATCAGTTCTTCCAGTCCAGTCTTTCATGGTCAAAGCTAGAGACATGGTTCTGACAGGTCCTAGGATTTCGGATGGAGTAAATGAAACTCAATGGCTAATTGGTAGATCTGGTCTTTCCCCATCTGGGTCTGATCGCAAATCAATAGGCCTAGACAGTAGGGCTGGGGTGAGGTGGTTTAGGTATGGAGCTGACAGCGGAAGCAAATACATCATAACAAGTAGCAACCCTATAACTGGATCTGTATGGAGCTCAAGCTATACATTTAGCGATTCTGATTTGCCAGACCCAGTAAACGACACTTCTGTAATAACATACGGGGCCAACACCTACAAGATTCAAAATCCTCACGGGAACATATCGTCAACTGCAGGGGCTGGTTCAAATGGGGGAGTTCATGGATTTCAGCTTTCAGTTGGTATAGGTGGTTTTATAGACACATACACTGATGGTAACGGAGTCGTAAGGACAGCAACAAGAAAGGTTCAGGTTGTCCCGCTCATAAAGGGATGGGGAGGTAATGCAGAAGGTCAGTCAACTCCAGATGGAGATGGCTACGCCTCTGTGGTTATAGGTAAGGATGATGAGTTCATCTTTGACGATCATGGGGACATTATATGCACTATCCCAGAGAAAGGCATAGTTCTAACAGCCCCCAACGGTGAAAAATACCGAATATTAGTAGGTAATGGTGGAGTAATTTTCTCTGAAGCATACACACCTCCGTCTGCATATACCGATTGATTTATATATTTGCACAAACCTTTTAATTCATAATCAATGAAACTTTTTGAGTGTATCAATGTCCTTCAAGGACTCGGTATGGCTGCCGAAAAAAGCCTTGGTGTCAAAGCTGGTTACGCAGTAGCCATGAACATCAATCGTCTTACGGAAGTGGTGAAGCCTTTTGAAGATGAGCGTAACAAGCTCGTAAAAACCCTTCAGGAAAAGCACGCTGACAAAGACGGGAAGATTGATGAGAAGGAGGCTGCTAAGGCCGAGAAGAAGATCCAAGAGCTTCTTGATCAAGACACCGACGTCAAGGTTGTCAAGATCAAGCTTGGTGACATTCCAAACGATGTAGACCTAACACCTTCTTTCTTCGCTCTTTGCGGAGCGCTGATTGAAGAATGACAAAAAGGGGCTTCGGCCCCTTTTGTTATATTTGCAGTATGCCTAAAGTCAAGAAGAAGGGCGTAATGCCAAAAATGAAGATGGGGGTTCACAAGAGTAGATCTGGTGGGCTCACTGCTGCTGGTGTGGCTGCATACCGCAGAGCCAACCCAGGAAGCAAACTAAAAACAGCCGTCACTACGTCCCCATCTAAGCTCAAGGCGGGTAGCAAGGCAGCCAAGAGGCGCAAGTCCTTCTGCGCTCGTATGAGCGGTATGCCTGGACCTATGAAGAAGCCTAACGGAAAGCCTACTCGTAAGGCACTTGCGTTGAGAAAGTGGAATTGCTGATATGAACT